AAGCCCTGATTTTTTCGGGGCTTTTTTTTATTTTATTTTTTCGTTTAAACGCTTCTTATTTTTTTATTTTATTTTTTTGTTTAAACAGTGTTATTTTTTTGTGCTTATTTTTTAAGCAATTTTATTTTTCTGTGGATAAGTTGTGGATTAAATCAACAAAAGTTATCCACAAGCAATATTGTATAAAAATTAAGCAGATGTTAAGCAAATTGTAGTGATGCTCTAGAACGCTTTCATATCAAGGGATTCAAGAGGGCTTGCAGAATGGCTCTCTATGGGCTTTTTAAGATTGACAGAATACCATTACATCAAAGTAAGCCTAAATTGTCATATGGGCTTAAAAAGGCTCTTTAAATTGATTGGTTGATATTGTATAAAATCAGGTAAAAAAGACAAAAAAATCCGCCTTATATATATTAAAAAAAACTTTAATTAATTAGTAAATAATTATTGACACTAAAAAACTAATATGTTTATAATATCGCAAGTGCTGAAAATGGCACTGTTTAAACTAACTTTAAAAAGGAAACTAAAAATGGAAAATATAAATAGAGAGACATGGTTAAATCTTATGATTGATAAAAGCGTTCCATTATTTGATGAAGCAGGCTTCAAAATTTCAGATATCAGAGAAAAATTAAAAGCTTCATGTTCTGTTATGGTTGGAATGAGAAAGTCAAAAAAATTCAACGCTATTGGTCAACACTTACCAACAGAATGGAATAAAGATTCTAATCATGAGTTATTAATAAGCCCCGTTCTAGAAGATGAAATAACTGTTGTTGGCGTTCTTATTCATGAAATGGTTCACGCTATTCAACGCCATTTATATGGCAATGAAGTGCAGCCACATGGAAAAGAATTCAGAAAAATAGCTATTGCGGTTGGCTTGCAAGGAAAAATGACAGCTACTACAGAAAGCCCCGAATTAAAAATTAAGATTGAGAATTGGATAAAAGAAATTGGAAAATATCCGCACTCAAAAGTTAATTTTGAGACTAGGAAAAAACAGTCTACAAGATTGTTAAAGCTTACTTGTCAACATTGCGGTTTTATTGCAAGGGCTTCAAGCGGTGCAATAAATAACTTTGGATATCCTAGCCATTGTGATGATGAAATGATTATTGAGTAGTTTAAACAACCCCAAATAAATCAGCCCCTTTTTAGGGGCTTTTTTATGTCTATTAATAAAACCCTTTTTACATTGTGGTTATTGTGATTAAAAATTAATCATGTGGATTAATTGTGAATAACTTAAAATGATGATATAATTGCTATCAATTAAGCGTTAAATCCCTTTAATATCAATCTAGATAGACAATCAATAAACCCTTATAAATCAAGGCTTTTAAAGGCTTTGATATATTTAACGGATATATAAGGCGATAATAGTATTAATACAGGCTCTAAAAGGTATCTAGAAGCTCTCTCACGAGCTTTTCTTTAATCAAGTGAGGGGTAACCTTACCCTATGTTATTTAAACGCTTACAGGGGCTTAAAACAAGCCGTTTAAACATTGTGCTTAATATTTAAGCAGATGTTAAGAACTGCGAATAGTTATCCACAACCAATCAAACATAACAATATGAATAATACTAATGAAATCAATGACTTACAGGTTATAGACCCAGAGTTATCCACAGGTAAGGAAGTCTCAAAGCCAGTGATAGCAAGGGATTCAGAGCAATTGCCTAAAAAAAAGGCAGGGAGACCCCGACACCAAGTTTTAGCGACCACCCGAAATGAGGTCTATGAATTATCTAAAGTAGGTACTAGGTATGAAGATATCGCGACAGTGTTAGGATTCTCTGAAGATACATTGACAAAGTATTATCGGGAAGAACTAGACAAGGGTAGAATAGAAAGCAATGCAATCATTGCTGGAACATTGTTTGAGAAAGCTAAACAAGGTGATACTGCCTCTATGATGTTCTGGTTAAAGACAAGAGCACAGTGGTCTGAAAAAAATACCACAGAATTAACTGGAGAGGGGGGTGCACCCATTAATATCAAAGTAGTAACAGGAATAGATTAAAAAACCCCAGTACCCAAAATTTTATTTTTTTAAAAACACACTATATATCTTATCTATTCTTATCTTATCTGTTATAGACACCCTCTAGACTACCTCTAGAGCACCTCTAGACAATCTATATAATTAACTAAATTAGGAAGTATTATGAATGAACGAGAACTTTTAGCTCAAATCATCAATGGCATGAGGATGAATCAACCACAAGGTGCATTTGGTAATGTAACTGATAATGAAATGACTATGTTTTCAGGCAACCCAATGAACGGAGCAGTAGCTGGAGGTAATGTAGGCAATACAAGTGACAGAGAAGCCTCTTTGTTTAATATGATGGCTGGTGGTATTAGCAACCCTATGCCTCGTATTAATGAAATGAGAAACAATTTAGCAACGGCAGGTTCTGTTGGTAATGTGAGTAACAGAGAAGCTGATATGATTAATAGACTTAACGAAATAAAAGAAATGGGTCAGAAAGGGATACTCACTGATAGTTTAAAACAAGAAGCAATGTTTTTACAAAAAAATCTTTCACCTGTAGAAGTAATGCCACCTGATATAGACGATTTAAAATTGTCTCCAGAAGCATTAAGACAGTTAATGGAAGTAGTAGAAAGTCCAGATTTTAGAGGGTTTCCTATAAGGGGAGGAAGATAATATGTGGTCATGGCACTGGTTCTGTGGTTGTCACTTTGGTTTTGAATGGTATCAAGACAGAAAAGTAGATGATTCTAAAAACAAAACTTATTTTAACTTTTTTATTATTGATGTAGGATGTTTACGCATACAGAAATGTGAACAAGTGGAGAATGTGTAATGAACCCAATGAAAAGACCAATGAGAAAAAGTCCAATGAAGAAAGGCAAGAAGAAATGCGTAGATGGTTTGAATCTATAGGGGACTGTGTATGAGCTTATATGCCAATATAAACAAAAGAAAGAAAGCAGGAACTAGCAGAACTAAAAAGAAATCTACTATATCAGATAAAGCATATGCAAATATGAAAGCTGGCTTCCCTAAAAAGAAAAAGAAAGCTAAAAAGAAAGCTAAAAAGAAATAGTGGTAGCAAAGAAAAAAGTAAACCTGTCTGTAGGTAGAGGTGAAAAACGCTCTGTTAAGCAGGGTGCAGGATTAACAGCAAAAGGTAGAGCAAAATATAATCGTGCAACTGGCAGTAAGTTAAAAGCCCCAGTCACAGGTAAAGTTAAAGCAGGTAGTAAGGCAGCAAAAAGAAGAAAGTCTTTCTGTGCTAGAAGTAAAGGCTGGACAGGTGAACGCGGCAAGGCAGCACGAGCCAGATGGAAGTGTTAGACAAAGCAGCAAGAAATAAGATAGCCAGTAAAATCTGGAGGGCTAATAACCCCGACAAGATACGCAGCAAGAATTACAAAGATAGATACGGCATTACATTAGATGATTACAATGCCATGCTAAAAAAACAAAAACATAGATGTTATTTATGTGGTAGTCACAATGATGACACCAAGTTATATGTAGACCACTGCCATACAAAAAAGACAGTAAGAAAGTTATTATGTCAATACTGTAATACTGGATTAGGTCAGTTTAGAGACAATATAAAAGTAATGAAGAAAGCAGTGGAGTATTTAAAACAATTTAAATAGGGTAACGACCTCGTAAGAGAGTTACAATAAGATGGCAAAACAAATAACAACAGGCTATAAGCCAAGAGCTCCACAAAAAGAAATACATGAAATGGTTAAAGGTAATCGTTTTAGTGTTGTGGTTGCTCATAGACGAATGGGTAAAACAGTTTGTGCTATTAACCAACTGATACATAGTGCACTCAACTGTGATAAACCTAATCCTAGATTTGCTTATGTAGCACCGACCTACAATCAAGCTAAAAGAATTGCATGGGACTACTTGCTAGAATATACAAGACCATTAGAAGCTAAAGCCAACATTGCTGAACTGCGTGTAGACTTTATGGGCAGAAGGATAAACTTGTATGGGGCAGATAACCCTGACAGTCTGCGTGGAATCTACCTAGACGGGTGCGTTCTTGATGAAATTGGGAACATTAATCCTACACTATTCACAGAGATTGTCAGACCTGCACTAGCAGACCGACTCGGCTACTGCGTAGCAATGGGTACACCGAAAGGACAGAATCACTTTAAAGACTTGAGAGATAGAGGGTCAAGAAGTGAGGGTTGGGAATTATTAGAATTTAAATCTTCTGAAACAGGTATTGTTGATAAGAATGAGTTACTCGCTGCTAAAGCAGAAATGGGTGACGATAAGTATGCTCAAGAATTTGAGTGTAGTTTTAACGCTCCAGTAGAAGGTGCATATTACTCATCTATTATTAATGATATAGAAGAACAAAATCATATTATAGATATTCCTAAAGACGAACTAGCAAGGACATATACTGGCTGGGATTTAGGTATGTCAGACTCTACTAGCATATGGGTAGCACAGGTAGTTAATAAAGAAATACGACTCATAGATTTTGTAGAAAATCATGGTGTTGGTCTTGATTACTATGTAAATTGGCTACGAGAACATGACTATATGTACGCAACACACATATTACCTCATGATGTCGCTGTAAGAGAATTAGGTACAGGCAAATCAAGAAAAGAGATGTTAGAGGAAGCAGGTTTAAACATCACAGTTGCAACCAAGCTATCAGTAATGGATGGTATTGCGGCAGCAAGACAAATATTACCACGCTGCTGGTTTGATAAAGATAAAACAAAACAAGGATTAGATGCACTACGGAACTATCGTAGAGTATTTGATGAAAAAAGAAATGTATTTCATGACAGACCTTTCCATGATTGGGCATCACACGCATCTGATGCGTTTAGATACCTAGCAGTTGGTATGGATGAGTCCCCTATGGAAGCATGGACAAAACCACTAGAGATAAACACTTCATGGATAGTATAAATGGCATACGATAAAGAAAATATGAATAGCAAGGAAGATAATGTAGAACTTGCTAACCTAATAGATTCGCATATTAACGACTCATTAGGTTTTATAGAGACTGAAACTTCTCAAGAAAGGCAAACAGCACTAGAGTATTACTTGCGTGAACCTTACGGCAATGAAGTAGAAGGTCGCTCACAAATAGTAACAGGTGAAGTGGCTGAAGTAGTAGATGGTGCACTGCCACAAATTATGAAAGTCTTTACTAGCAGTAATAAAGCTGTAGAGTTTGAGCCAGTTAATCAAGGTGATGGTGCTCTAGCAGAACAGATGACTGCCTATGCTAATCACATATTTTATAAAGACAACAACGGCTTTGAAATAATGCACGACTGGTTTAAAGATGCACTGTTGCAAAAAGTAGGTGTTGTAAAAGCCTATTGGAATGATAAAAAGAATACAACAACAGAAAAATATCAAAATCTGACAGAAGATGAATTAACAATGATTATGCAAGACGAGGAAGTAGAAATCGTTGAGCAAGAAGAAGTAGAAGAAGTAATAGAGCAAGACCCACAACCAGCAGTAGACCCAATGACAGGTCAGCCTATGATGAACGAAGTAGGTGAGCCAGTGATGATGGATGTTCCACCTATTGTAAATGTTTACTACAATGTAAAATGCAAACGCACTAAAGACTATTCTAAAATTAAGATAGAGAATGTAGCTCCAGAAGAATTTTTAATTGATAAAAGAGCTGTAACAATTGAAGATTCTGATTTTGTAGCACAAAGAAGTTTAGTTACTCGTTCAGATTTAATAGCAATGGGGTATGACCCAAAAGTTGTTGAAACATTACCTATGGGTGATACATTAGATTTTACACCAGAGAGGGTAGCGAGATATGGTGCAGGTGAGCAACCTTTTAATACTAATGACTCTAATGATGAATCAATGGAATTGGTTGAGTATTACGAGTGTTATGTAAAAACAGATTTAGATGGAGATGGTATAGCAGAACTTCACAGAGTTTGCTATGCAGGTAATGAGGTATTAATGAGTGAGGAATGTGATTATGTTCCTTTCCATAGTGTTTGCCCTATTCCAATTCCACACAAATTTTTTGGACAATCTTTAGCAGACAGAGCAATAGACCTACAGTTAATTAAGTCTACAGTTACCCGACAAATGCTAGACAACTTATACTTAACTAACAACTATCGTGTAGGAGCAGTAGAGGGACAGGTTAATCTTGATGACTTATTAACATCTACAGCAGGTGGTGTTATTCGTATTAAGAATCCTAATGCGTTAGTACCAATGACAGTGCAATCTAGTGCAGCACAATCATTTCCTATGTTGGAATACCTAGATGGTATTCAAGCAAAAAGAAGTGGTGTGTCAGATGCACAGCAAGGTCTTGACCCTAATCTTTTACAAAATGTGACAGCAACAGCAGTCAGTGCTATGACATCTGCATCACAAGGTAAGCTAGAACTTATAGCTCGTATCTTTGCAGACACAGGTGTAAGTACATTGTTTAAAGGTATTATGGCATTAGTTTGTAAGTACCAAGACAAAGAAAGAATTATTAAAATTAACAACTCTTTTGTTCCTATGAATCCTAGAGAATGGGACACAGAATATAACATTACTGTTAATGTTGGATTAGGAACAGGCGGCAAACAAGAACAACTAGCAACTATGCAAATGATTCTTGCTAAACAAGAAGAAGTAATTAAAGGATATGGTTTAAACAACCCGTTAGTTAATATTAAACAATACAGAGATACACTTGCAAGATTTGTAAACATGGCTGGGTTTAAAGACGACAGTCAGTTCTTGATGGAAATATCAGAAGAACAAGCAATGCAAATGGCTCAAGCTGCTGCCCAAGCTCCTAAAGAAGAAGATAGTAATACTAAAGCTGCAATGATTTTAGCAGAAGTAGAAAGAGAAAAAGCACAGATGAAGATGCAAGAGCAAATGGCTAAACTAGAATTAGAGAAACAGCAAACAGAACTTAAAATGCAAAAAGAAATGTTAGAGCTTCAGCAAGAAAAAATGGAGTTTGAAAAAGAAATGGCATTGCGTGAGTTAGAATTAGCACAAAAGTCAGCTAACGACAAACAAAAAACAGATATAAGCAAAACTTCAGAAATTATAAATTCTTTAGAAAAAATACAAAATATAACAACACCTAAACTATGACCAAATCAGAAGCATTTAGAAATCTTTTACAAAGTCAAGAACTACATGACGAAGTAGAAATAATGAAAAAAGAATTAATGGATTTAATTGTTAATTCTGATGATGATAAACCAAGCGTAAGAGAAGCAGCATATATCAGGATTAAAGTTATTAACGAACTCATGGCTCGTTTTGAATCTATATCAAAAGATGATGAGATTAAAGACAAGGCATGGAAAATAATATAGGCATATAGCCTGTATGGGAAAGCCACACCGAGATGGCACAAGGAAAGAAAAATGAGTGATGACACCATGACTTCCGATACAACGGAAAGTGGAAATCTAACAGTAACAGATGCAGCTTCAGCTATTGAAGGTATGTTATCTGCACCAGAGGACTCCACAGAGGAACAACCAGAAGTTGTAGAAGAACAAACCGAAGAAGTAGAAGAAGTAGAGGAAGCAGAAGACCAAGCGGATTACGAGGAAGCTGTAGAGGCAACCGAAGATGAAGTGGAAGAAGATGTAGACTCCGAAGTTGAAGAACCTGAAGAAGTTGAGGAAGAACAAACTTTCACCATCAAAGCAGCAGGTGAAGAAAAAGAAGTTACCCTTGATGAGCTAAAGAAATCTTATCAACTCGGCTCTGATTATACTAAAAAGACTCAAGAAGTAGCTGAACAGCGTAAAGTCATTGAGCAGGAAGCTAAAGCTATTATTGAAGCTAGACAAGTTAGAGATAACTATTCACAAAAATTGCAGGCAATAGAACAATTCTTAAATGGACAAAATGACAATCCAGCAGAATTAGCTGCAATGAAAGAGAACGACCCAGTAGGATATGCAGTTAAGGTCGCAGAAATGACCGAAAAGAAAGAACAATTACAAACAGTGCAGGCTGAAAGAGCTCGTCTTGCTCAAGAGCAACAAGCGGAATCTCAAGCACAAATGCAAAAGTTTGTAGAACAAGAACAAATAAAACTAGCAGAATCCTTACCAGAGTTTTCAGACAAAACGAAAGGCGAACAAGTCAGAAATGATATTCGTAGCTACGGAAAAAAGGTTGGTTTCACAGACGAGGAATTATCACAAGTCTATGACTCTCGCCATGTATTGGTATTACATAAAGCAGCACAGTACGACAAATTAATGGCAGGTAAAGCTGGTGTTAAGAAAAAAGTCGCTAAAGCACCAAAGACTGTAAAGTCTGGAGCTAAAGTGAAGCAGAATGTAACCGACATACAAAAGAAACAACTTAAAAAGCTACAGCAAACTGGTTCAGCCAGAGATGCCGCAGCTATATTTGAAAACTTTATTTAAGGAAAAACAATGGCAGAATTTAGAACTTATACAGCGATTGGTCAAAGAGAAGATTTAAGCAACACTATCTTCAACATTGCACCAACAGAAACACCAGTAGTTTCATCTATTGGTAAAACAAAGGCAACAGCAACATATCATGAATGGCAAACTGATGACCTAGCAGCAGCTAGTGCAGCAGGTTTAATTGAAGGTGCTGATGCTTCAGGTGCTTCTGATACTCCTACAACTCGTGTAGGTAACAGAACACAAATTCAAGGTAAAACAGTTCATGTATCAGGTACTCTTGATGCAGTTGATAAAGCTGGTCGTAAAACAGAAACAGCTTACCAACTAGCTAAAGCAGGACAAGAACTAAAACGAGACATGGAAAAAACTATTCTTGGTAATGTAGCTGCAAGTAATGGTACTGCTGGTTCAGCAGCTAGACTACTTGGCTCTATCCAAACATGGCTTGGCACTAACTTTGTCACAATGACAGATGGTGTTGCACCAGTTGGTGCTAATGGTACAGCGACTCGTACAGAAGGAGCTACTGCTTCTGCATTTACAGAAGCTAAACTAAAAGAAGTTGTTAAATCATGTTTTGAAAATGGTGGTAACCCAACTCTATTAGTTGTACCGCCAACACAAAAACAAGTAGTATCTACTTTTGCTGGTATTGCAGAGCAGCGTTATCAAGCTCCTGCTGCTAAAGCAACTACTATTATTGGTGCTGCTGATGTTTACTTATCAGACTTTGGTACTTTATCTGTTGTACCTGACAGATTTATGACTGCTGATGTAACTCCAGATGCAGAACAGGCTCTTGTATTAGACCCTACTATGGCATCTGTTGCTACACTACGACCATTTGAGTCAAATCTATTGGCTAAAACTGGTGACAGTGAGAAGCATCAAATGCTTGTTGAGTACACTCTACAAGTATCTAACGAGAAAGCACATGGTATCGTTGCTGACTTGGCAGTTTAATTTAGGTTAAACATTAATATTGCCCCTTCGGGGGCAGTATTATTATTGAGAATAAAATGAGAAAATTCAAAGAACATAATACAGATGATGGCAAGATTGTAGAAACTAATCAAGATGTAACTGACATCATTGAAAAGAATAAACAAGAATACAATAACAGCTCAACAAAATGGGGTGAGGATGTCTTTGATAACAAGATAGCTTCTATACCTTTAACTGTTATTGATAAGTTAAACCAACAAGGAATAATGAGAGGGTTTCATGTATTAGACCAAAAGAAATTCTTTGCATGGTTAAACGACCCAGACAATAGATTTTTTAGAACAAAACAGGGCAGAATCTAAATGGCATTTTTTACAGATTACACAACGCTACAAGCGACTATAGCTGATTATTTAGCTCGTTCTGATTTAACAACCCAGATACCAGAGTTTATAAGATTAGCTGAAGATAGATTGTTAAGAGACTTACGCATAAGACAAATGATTAAAGTTGCTACGGCAGATACTACAGCAGGTGATGCTACTGTATCTTTGCCTTCTGATTTTGTTGCTATGAAAGATTTGCATTTACAAGGAAACCCACCACAAACAATTAAATTCTTGTCTACAAGTAATTTCTTTAGAAATGCTCATTCATCAACATCTGGATTACCTAATCGCTATACACTATTGGGTGCAGAGTTTCAATTTGCTCCAATCCCTGATGCTGTTTACACACTTCAAATGGTTTACTTTTATAAACCAGAATATTTAAGCGATACTAATTCATCTAACCTTTGGTTAGCAGATACACCTGATTTATTACTTTACGCTGCACTAGGTGAAGCAGAACCATATTTGATGAATGATGAAAGACTTGCAACATGGGCAAGTATGTATGACAGAGGAGTAAACGCTCTACGCAAGAGTGATGACGAATCTGAATACCCTGCTCAACCACTTACTATTACTAACTCAACGAGGTAAATTATTATGGCTGAAATGTCGGATTATTTAGAAGTCGCACTTCTAAACGCAACACTTAACGGAACTGCTTTTACAGCAGTTAATGACCCTTATGTATCATTACACACAGCAGACCCAACAGATGCTGGAACTGGTGCAGAAGTAACTGGTGGTTCTTATGCTAGAACTGCTGCTTCTTTTGCTACAGCTTCAGGCACATCAGGTTTAGTTGCTACAGATGCAGATGTCACCTTTCCAACTGCAACTGCATCATGGGGAACTGTAGGATGGATAGGTTTATGGGATGCTGCTAGTGGTGGTAATATGTTATACCACACAGCACTAGACACATCTAAAACTATTGATTCAGGTGATATATTTAAAATCACTACTGGCAACTTAACTGTAGAATTAGCGTAAGGATAAAATATGGCTCTTATCGTAAAAGATAGAGTAAAAGAAACCACTACGACAACAGGTACAGGCACAGTTACATTAGCTGGAGCAAGTGCAGGTTTTCAATCTTTTGCTGCTATAGGTGATGGTAATACAACTTACTATGCCATTACAAGTGGTAATGACTACGAGGTAGGTCTAGGTACTTATACAGCTTCAGGCACAACTTTATCTAGGGACACTGTACTAGAGTCTAGCAATGCTGGTTCAGCAATTACTTTATCTGGAACAAGTGATGTATTCTGTACTTACCCTGCTGAAAAAGCAGTTGTTCAAGATAGTGACAATACAGGCATAGCACCACAGATAGGTGCAACTAATGGTATGTTTGTAAATAATTCAATTATAGGAACTAATTACACAGTGCCTACAGGTTACAATGCAATGTCAGTATCTCCTGTAAGTGTTGCTAGTGGAGTATCAGTCACAGTTCCTGCTTCTAGCAAATGGGTGGTCTTATAATGGCAAGTACAATAAATGCAGATACAACTAATGGTGTTGTAGTTACATCAGATACCAGTGGTGAAATAGAACTACAATCAGCAGGTGTCACCAAAGCTAAAGTCACAGCAAATGGTCTACAAGATGCTAATGGTAATTCTCTTCGTGGAGGTAGTTTCCGTAACCTCATTATTAATGGCAATATGCAGATTGCACAGAGGTCTACAAGTGTAGCTAGTATATCTAGTGGTTCAACATATAATACAATAGATAGATTTAAAACAGTTTTAAGTTCTGCTGGAACTTGGACACAAACACAATCTACAGATGTGCCAACAGGACAAGGATTTGCATCAAGTTTAAAAATGGATTGCACAACGGCTAATGCTAGTTTAGCTTCAGGTGCTTATAATAGTATTCAGCATTATATTGAAGGTCAAAACTTACAGCAATTAGCATACGGAACATCTAATGCTAAATCATTAACAGTATCATTTTGGGTAAAGTCTAACAAAACGGGTACATATGTAGTTCAATTTTTACAAAATGATTCAAATAGAACGATAGTTAAATCTTATACAATATCTAGTGCTAACACTTGGGAATATAAAACAATTACTATTGATGGAGATACTGCTGGAACAATAAATAATGACAATGGTATTGGACTAGAGGTTAGATTTGGTCTTGCTTTTGGAAGTGATTTTACATCAGGAACATTACAAACTACATGGGGAGCATTAACTTTAAGCAATTTTGCAGTAGGTCAAGTTAACCTAGCAGACTCTACAGCTAATTACATCAACATAACTGGAGT